GGCGGTTTCTGCTCGGTCCATCCTTGGAAGCTTGCGCTTCCATTCCGAACAATCTCAGTACTAATTTCGCTATGTTTCCATGACATCTTTGAACTGTCGTGTCTACTGAAATTATAAATATTCCTCCTATCTCTCCTATTACCATTTGCAATGGCATATGTGGTGGGCCTATCTTCCCTGATGTTGCAAACTGTAAACGTCCTGGCAAACTATGCATTTCATTTACTTTCATCAATGCTGAAGAATCATACGCCTGGGGCGGCGCAATTGATGCTTCACTTGGAACTTTTAAACTATCTGCATACTCTACTAAAGACTTATACTGTTCTGTTTCTACACTAGCTAGCAAATCCATTATATCTAGCTCTGACGGGTAATTCTCATTTACAATTCTCCTCCTAAATTCACTCACTTTATCTACAGTAACTGCTTTCTCAATAATCTTCTTCACTGGTGGCGGTATTCCCATACGTTTCAATTCTGGGATCGCCAATGGTGGTATATCGTTTCTGGATTCACGATGTTTTTGTAAGATTTCATTGACTCTTCTAATATGTGGTGTTTCTATCCCTATCCGTCTCTCTTCTAATAATGCCCCTACCTTAGGCATCGGTAATGTGTAATAGGGTTCCGCTTCTCTTGGTGGCGGATTTGTTTGGTAGTCCAAATGGTGAAGCAAAGTAGCTGGTAAATTATGGGTTACTTGTGCTTTATCTACTCTATCTCTCACAAGACAGAATGCTTCACGAGTGGCTTCGGTCATATTATCGGTTATTGTTAACCACTCTCCTATGGTAAGCCCTTGGTGGGCTGTACCACTCACAAGACATCTCAAAAATATACTAATGTCTTGTGTTGCTGGATTTGATAATCCATGCTTTGCAAATATTGAATTGCAAACCTCTAATTTCTTCTTAATCTCCTCCTCTTGGCTGGTTATTATTTGATTTCTCTGCATGGTGTTATGAACCAAGTTTTATTTATTCCTCCGGAAGGAAACTATATACCTTTCCGGGAACTTCACATATGATGTTTAAAGGTTTCTTGCAATATTAATTTAATAAACTCAACTTCTTACTTCTTATACATGCCGCTAACTACTATCTGCTTCGTCGCGGGTGTGTACAAGACCAGTAAGGTCTTTTGTAAATTAATTAATAATCTTCTTCCTTATAAATCCTGTTTAGATATCCTAATAACTTGATAATGAACTATACTGCATTTATTAGTGATAAATACTCTCT